AGGTATAGTAGAACAGTCAACCACGTCTAAGATCTGACCAAGAGCTCCAATTTGTACTGCCCAATAAGTACTGCCTCTAAACATCAAGTGATAGTTAGTACCACCGTCGTAAGTAGTAGAAAGTCCTGGTTCGTTATAAACGTACTCTGTTAAAGTAGGAGAAGTCAATCCTGGTCTTAAGTATTTGTTTGTATTTGTAACTCCATTTCTACAAGCTAAAACAGCAGTTAAGTATCTACCGTTACCACCGGCTCCACTATTAGTATCTGTAAAGAAAGCTAATGCTAATTGACTCGGAGTTTGACTTGGAGTTTGAGTAGCTGTAATACTTGGAGTGTTACTTGGTGTTGCCGTAATACTTGCGGTGTTGCTTGGAGTTTGAGTAGGCGTCGCAGTAATGCTTGGAGTATTCGATGGAGTCGTACTAGGCGTTTGACTTGCTGTAATACTCGGTGTATTAGAAGCTGTTTGGCTAGGCGTATTGCTTGGTGTTTGAGTAGTACTTGGTGTTTTACTCGGAGTGTTACTCGGTGTCTGAGTAGGCGTAGCTGTGATGCTTGCTGTATTTGAAGGCGTTTGTGTGGTACTTGGTGTTTGTGTAGGCGTAATAGAAGCGGTATTACTTGGAGTTGCTGTCGCAGTAATACTTGGAGTATTAGACGCCGTAGCACTAGGAGTACTTGAAGCAGTTATACTTGGAGTATTAGACGGAGTTTGCGTCATGCTTGGAGTCGCAGTAATGCTTGGTGTATTCGATGGAGTCTTAGTCGGCGTTTGAGTGGGTGTAGGAGAAACACCCGGTATATTTGCTTGTGTTACCACTGTATCGCACACTCCTCCTAAATCATAGAAGTAAAAATAGTTTGCATCTACGGTAACCTTTAAATTTAAACCAACTCCATTAGTTAGTTGAGATCCTAATATTGGAGATACTTTATTTCCGCTAGTATCAACTGCCGGAATCAAATTACCAACGCTGCTTGTAACATCGTAGTACACATTGAAGTAATCCGTACTTGCTCCAACAGCAGTTGCTTTTACATTAACTGTTTGGTAAGTTGGATCAATATTAATACTAGTTGCTGATATTCCTCTAATCTTACAATCAGTAATAGTAAGTTGAATTTTACCAGGATCAGAAGGAGCGTAGTAGGGAGCAACGGATTTTACGTCGAAGAAAGAATTGTAAACTCCAACTTGATTCGTCTTAGGATCAGTTTCGCTAAGAGTAACATTTGCGTTAACGGTATTAATACTTACGCTAGGAAAAGGTGTATTGAAATAACTGTATAAAGACAAAGATCCGCTGTTTATTGAAGCGCAGTCGCCTACAGCATCAGATAGAGGATTAAAAGTTTTAGGGCTTTGACTTATATCGAAAGTGTAATACTTGTTAGTTACGTCAGGACCACCGTCCATTACGCAGTAGTAGTTCTGATTTGTAATTACTATTGTTGCTTGAGGATATAGAATATTACCAACATGTACGTAGCCATTAAAAGCGTCTACTACATTTCCATTACCATCGTCTATCAATTTGTAAGTAACTCCGTCAGCAGCCAATAATTGAAAACTTTTTCTTGCAATGTTTTCTCCAGCAACAGTTCTAGGAATAGAAATAATTTTTACCTTCTGATTAGATCCAGTTGGAAAAATTCTAATGTCTTCATCTCCACTTCCAGATGCAGCGGTAGATTGTAAAGAGTTTATGTTAGAAGACCCGGTTGAATTCAAAGATCCAGTAAGGAAATTAGAATAGTAAAGGTGTCTCACAGACCAATAGCGCAACGTTGAAAGAGTTGCTGCACCGGCCGGACTCACTGCTCCATTTAAACCTTTTTTAGCAGAAATACCTGAATTGTTTACGGTTGTGTTGTCGTAGGAATTCGAATATTTAACTTTTATTGGGGTAGGTGCTCCGTTAGAATCTAAGATATTCTTTGCGTTGCTCATTTATTACTACCAGTCTAATTTTACTCTAACTAATGATTCCTTTGTAAAGTCCTTAACAAGTGGCTTAGACATTTTTGCTACAGCCAAAAGTTCATTATTGGTGTTATATAAACCAACTGTTGTCATGTAAGTCTGAGGACTGTTAACAAAGTTAGGATATATAAAACTACCAGAAACATCTATCATTGATGGATTCGAAGTATAATTGTATTCTGAATTCTTAACTCTTACGAATACATAATCTGAAGATATTGTTTCCTCTGAATTTAGTGTGAAAGAACTGCCTGAATTAATTGTTTGATAAATTAAATCGTGATTAACCCAACCGCTTGAAGCTGCTGTTGAAGTAGTGAAAGGAATAGCCAAACCACCACCAGTTGTAGGTAAACCTAAAGCTTTCGGACTCAATAAGATCAAACCAATGTCTGGTAAGAAAAGGCCGTAAGATCCTGAAGGAGTATATCCTTTTGCTGGTGCGCCTGTTAATAGAGGACTATTTACTGCCGTACCATTAGAACCTGAAATAATATCGTAAGCTCTACCGCAATCTAAATAAGTTACAGTAGATACGTCGTTGTAATTGTTTGTTAAGAATAAAGTTTGAGCGTATGATCCGTATTTCAAACTCAAGTTAAAAGTACCAGGAAATAAATTCCCTTTGTACCTATTTCTATCGATAGGAATAGCAATCAAATCCAAAGAAGACGTACATCCACTTCCGAAGTTTACGTTCGCAGTAGAATCTCCATAGATCAAATTTCTATATTGACCAAACGTAATTCTACTTGGTGTATTTTGAGTTACTAATGAATTTAATGGAGCTGAACCAGATCCGTATATATGACCGTATGCAACTGAGAATTGTACGGCAGCATTAGACGCGTTATAAGTAGTATTATATACATCCAAATAATAACTACTTGTTAGGTTAGCAGACGCAGTGTAGAAAGCAGTCAGAGTCTGAGCATTCGTACTCCAAGCTGGAGCCGTTACCGAATCTGAAGATACTACAAAATCTGATGAAGCAAGTTGAGTAAAAGACATATGTTAACTATTATAAATTTGTTTTAATGATTGTTACTGGAACACTAATTCTAGCGCCTGAGTCACGGCCTGTTACTATCAATGTTGTTTGTAATTGAGAATTTCCGCCGAATAAAGTATTAACTGATGTAGCTGTTATATTGATTGTTGTACCAATAACTGTTTTACTTACAGTTGTACCGATTGTAGTGGTAGCATTTAAAGAAGCAACCTCTGCTGTGTTAATTCCGACTCCAACAAAGTTACTTGTTGTTCTAACGTCTCCGATAGTTACAACATAGCCGGATTGTTCGTAAGTGCTATTAGCTCCCAAGTAATTTAATGTTTGAGGAGTAATAGAAATAGAAGCTCCTTGACGAAGACTAATATTGTTGTATCCAATGTTCAACACAGGTAATTTAGCAGTGCCTCTAGGAAGAGTCACTAATTTGTACTTCATGATTTCAGTGTCGTCAGGAAATGCCTGAAGAACTGGCATGTTTTCTATGGCTTCACCGTAGAATGCAGATCCAGAAGGGTGGTTTGGATTGTATAAGGTATAATCAACCTCGTCGTCGGACAAAGAAAATTGCACAATTCTGAAAGAACCGTCGTTTCTGGCCAATAACTCTCGGCCCTTTTTTGTAAGGATGGCGTCTACTACGACTGAAGTACTACTTAAATAAGACATATAATTTGGCTTTAAAAATAAATATTGTTAAATTAGGTTTTGTTGCTTTAATGCTTTAACTACGTTACCAGAATTTTCCCTGGCAACTGGATCGATGTATTTAGGGAATACCAAACCATCGTCGGTGATATTGGAAGATCCTGAAAATGCAAATATTAAGTTTGTTTCGTCAGGTGATCTTTTTAGTGTTATATATCTAGAAATGAATCCAGGTATTGTATTTGCAGCTGTTTCGTTAGGATTTATGTTTCTATCTAAAGTTATAAAATAATAGGTGTTACTTGTACCGTCTAGCGAAAAAGCTCCAAGAGGGTCTCTATTTCCTGAATATACGTTTTTTATTCTATATTCCGATTCATTATAAGATCCCCAACTACTTGTTAGATTATACAATCTTACTAAATCCATTTGACTTAAAGAAAAATTAGATATTGGTGTCTCTAATCCTGAAGATGCAGAGCTAAAAGTAAATCCTCCATAGTACAGGGATTGCGTGGCAGAAAGTCTAATTACGTGCTCTCCTGAGATAGAAGAGGATACTATCCATCTAGAATCATTGTCTATTATAGAACTAGAATAAGAAGTGGTTGTGGTTGTACCTCCAGATGGGTTATATTCTTCTTCTATTAATATAGAGCTAGAGTAATTATGAGTGGGCAACCAAGCTGTTCCTCCGTTTGGAGTGGGAACTCCTATAGATCCTGAGTAAGATTCAGGAATAGTTTGTTGAAATTTCCAAGGCGCAGAAGTGTTTATAGGAACAGTAAAAAAAGTACTATAAAAATAATTCATATCGTCTGCGTAAAGAGACGTATTAAATATTGAGTAATAAACTGTTGTCTGCTTATTACTAGAACCTATGTTATTTCCGTGGGCGCTAAAAGTAACCGGCATTCTTAAGAATCCCGCATAACTAGACCATAGACCAGATTGATTTTGCACACCAGGGCTATTTGTCCCAAGCGTATCTGATGCCCAATAATTAAAAGAGCCAGAAGTTAAAGTGGTGTAACTAGGTGTGGTTACTGTAGAAGTTGTAGTAACTGAAGCTGTTAAAGCATAGTAGCCCATGGAAAGAGCTCCAGACACATTAAACAAAATAGGACTGTATCTGAATCCTCCCTCGTAAAGATTAACTGTTTGATTGTCGGTAAGATACTGAGCCATATTACTATTAGGATCATAATTAAAAAGAGAAATATTAACGTTATCTCCCGACTTAAATACGTTTTGCGTAGTGAATATATTTTTGTTAGCCTTAGTTAAATCCAATACATTTTGATTATTATCTAACATGTATTTTATTTGAGCGTTTACTCTACCTGGCAATTGGAAAGATGAAGAATACATGTCCACCAAATATCCGTATTGAGACTTTATTTTATCGATTGCTGCGCTTTTACCATAAGAAGTATCTCCTTGAGTATAATCATTATAAGTGGCGCTAATTGTTTTTGACCCGTAATATCTAGGAATCGTATAAGCTTGAGCTGCGTAATTCCAATCTTGTACTTGAGCTAATTGACTGTACGGATCCAAATAGTTTATGTAGCTATTAGCAGTTCTATTCGCTAGAGACTGTGTAATTAAACCATAGTTTGATGGTTTTAATTGATCGCTATTATAGTCTAAATCTAAGAACGTTCTTGATTTTACAGATCCACTAACGTTTTGAAATAAAGCTCCCAAAGATTGAGTAACAAATGACCCAGCATTTACTTTAATATTCTTTGAGATATCGTACTGCTTTTGAAAGTTATTCAAAGTAGTGGCAGTTATTGTGCTACCACCAAATTCTCCTGTAAATTTTTCAATGCCTTGAGAACTAGTGAATGGAACGTATCCAATAGATCCAGTTCTGTAACCCGACCAAGAGGTTGATCCTGATATTGTATTAGCTGCTGATCCTGTGATAGACACGGGGTTCAAAGACTGAGTGAAGTTATTGTATAAACTCGCAGATGGTTCAAATCTCGGTTGTTTATTTCTTTCAAGCATGTGAGACTTGATAATGATACCAGTAGACACATCCGCTCTCGCAGGCACAAAATCTTTGATGGCCTTAAATAAACCGTTATTGTAGAATTTGATCAGTCTAATGTACTCCCAAACGCTGTGTGTCTTATTATAACTTTGGAAGTATGAATTCTTTAATGTATCAAGCGCGGCGTAAGAAGAGGATGCTGCATACCCAGGATTTCCTATGTATTGATCTATTCCACCAACAAGAACACCTGAAGCCGATATATAATTGTTTATGGTATCAGCAGGACTAAAACCAACTTCTATGTTTATTGAATTTGGCTTTGTGTTTGGATCGTAGTACTGTAAAGTAGTAAACGGAGAAAGTAAAGAAGAAGATATCGTAGTTGAACCGGTAACAGAAGCAGAACTTCCTGTTGCTATTGTTATTTTATAAGGAGTAGAATCTAAATCGTAAACTCCACCTAAAGTAGTATTAACATTACCTCCAAATTCTTTAACAGATAAAATAGTGTCTGGTATACCGTAACAAGCGATTAATGCTTTGATACTTCTTTGTGTGCCTCGAGTCTTTAGTAAGTAAGGTAAGTTATGATAAAGTCTTTTATATATTTCGTCTTGTACCTCTTGACCAGGTAAAGTGGCGATACTAGACGTTACGTAGCTTTTAATCATTTCAGATCCAGTAGGAGGCAACAAACTACCGTCTTGATTAATACCAAATAAACTGTAGTAAACGTTGTCAGAAATGCTAGTATTCGTATACAGTTGCATTCCCAAACCTCTCAATGCTTCAGAAACCAGATCCAAAGAGATACCAGTATTCGGATTATTCGTTGCGTCGAACTTATTAGAAACGTCTTTGTAGTACAACCAAATATTATCGAAGTGTTGACCCACCATATCCAAGAAAGTCAAATAAGGCTGGTTATTAGAATCGTCGGTAATGTATTGAGGTACGGAATATCTTAATGCGTCTTTGTTAGAGTAGTCGTACATAGAAGCAGAGTACAGTAAAGAAGCCGTAGTTGGTGTTGTAACAGCGTCTGCGCTGCCTAGAAAATTTGATACTATAGAAGAGGTAACTGAATATAAAGAATACGGCTGTGTATTGTTTGATTTAGGCCAAGACCAAGACGATGATTGAAAATATAAAAAAGTTTCGTAAGAATCTAATTTGCTTACTATATTATTTATTGACTTCTGTGCGGCTAAAGAAGAAGACGCAGCAACAGTTGGAGAAACTCCTGCGTATTTCTTTGAGTTTGCTATATCTTGATTGTAACTTTCTATTAATTGAACTTTGTATTTAAAATTCAATACTCTTTCTGAAGCATTAGAAAAGTGTACAAAATTAGAAAAATTACTATAATCAACGTTGATATCTACCGATTTATTTTGGTAGTAGTTCAACATTTTTTGGTAAGAAGAGGTTACATTACTTGTTAATAAAGTATTGTAAGAGTAGTATGGAGTTGTTTGACCAACTTTAACACTAGTAACAACAGAGTAATTAGGTCCTCTTAATTTGAATCTTTCGTTAGGATCTTCTGCTGGTACCTGAATATTAACGTTATAGTTTATTGGTTCTGAAACCTTATCTACTATCCATAATTGAGTCTTAACATCGATGTCTGCGTCTAAAGGTTCGTAAAGCTTAACAATTAAGTACGCGCCTTCTGCGTCTTGATTAAAAGCAACATTAACACCGATAGCTAAATTATTACTACCAAAGTTTAAATAGAAATCGCTATAGTAATTCTTTGTAGATATATAGTTTTGATAGACATTAAATCCTTCCAAAATTCCAGAATCACTAATAACTTGAGAAGCTAATTTTATCTCAGTTCTAGATTGGGAAATTTCTTTGATCCAATATGTCTTACCGTATTGAGAATTAAATAACTTCTTTAAAAAGTTGTATTGTATGTTAACCGATCCCCTATTGAATCCTCTATTTATAACGTCCTTTTCAGGATCTAAAGTAAGTGTATTGTATAAACTATTAGAAGGATTGGTTGTAAGATAAGGATAGTAATCGAATCCATCATAATCAGAATATAATATATTCGAATTCTGATCGTATATAAACAATTCTATATAATCTTCCTTGGCGCCAAAATTAGAGTTAATGTAATTATTGGTGATTAACGAAGTATCAATAGACGAATATTGTTGACTTGGTATGTCTGATCCTTTTATTTGTACTTGTACTAATTCCATTAAACTAGATTAGTTATTGATGTAAATGATTGATTTATGTCTAATAGCTGTTGACGAAGAGAATTAATTTCCTCTATCAATGCTAATTTTTCTGCGTCTATTACCGATCCACCCACGTACTGTTGACTTCTTTCTACTAATTCAGAGTGAGAATTAACTCCTGTTACTGGAATATCAAAAAATAGTCTATCGTACTCTCTAAAAAACTGATCAACATTCATGGTACTAGCACTCACTGTTTGTGGTGCTGTTATTAATTCGCTAAACGAAGTGTCTATTACTTTCGAATAGGTATTAATTCCATAAACTTTTTTAACTAATTGAACGTTTTCCATTATCTAACTATTTTGAATATATAGTTATTGTCGATATCTATTGATTCGCTTGTTGGTAAAACAGCTCTCAATAAAAGTTTGTAGTATCTCTCTGGTTCTAGTCCATCCATGTGAACATCGAAATAACTGCTTTGTCCATCACAACTTATTTTTGTAAAAGTAGTATCAAAATCTACAACCATGTCCTCTGTCTTTACATCTTGAATTGCCCAATAAGAACTTCGAGGAAGCGCCTTATTGACGTTGTAAATAGAAGCTGTCGTAAAAACTCTAACTGGGTATTTGTCTCTAGCGTTTACTCTAAATTGATATTTTTGAGTATCGTATTTAAAAGTTCCAAGATTATTGTCTATCGAAGCCACGAATTGATTGTTGTTTATAACGCTTAAACTTCCAGTAGCGTAATAACTATCATCCCATTTTACTTCTAAAGTAGGAGGATAGATAGTGTGAGTGTCTACAGAGAAAAAATTCAATGCTATAAAACTACCTGAATACTGCTCTACTTGAGAAGGGTGCTTTACTAAAAATCCGGCGTTTCTATGACCGCTAAACCAGTTAACTACGATATCTGATACATCTACATTAAGGTCTTTATCGTCTTTATAGGAAAATGATTGAGACACCGTATAAGAACCAGTTGTGTTTCCTCCGCCTGGTGTTAAAAAATAACTTGTATTTCCTATCCATGCATTAGTGGCACCGGCGTATTGATTTGGATTGTACCAACAGGCTCCATTAATAGTTACAGGATAGTCGGAAAATTTACCTGTACCCATTGTCCAAGAGGAAGATACTTGAGATACGTGTAAGCTATATGTAGTGTTTAAATTCTCTGCGTTAGCCAAATATAATCTTAAATTAGTTTTCCAACCTGATGCAGTTGCAAAGGGCTCTATTCTAAGAATGTCTTCGTCGCTAAATAATATTAAAGATCTTCTAATGTCATCGTTTAATATAACAGAATTAGGATCTGGATCAACTAGGTAACTAATAGAGTCAGGATTATTCTTAACAGAAACTTCTAGGATCTCGTCCAAACCTGTATTTTGATTGGGAAATCTAGAGTATAATGTTGTGTCCGCTGTGGGAAATATTTTAAATACTGCCATTGTTTACTTAGTTTAGAATGTTACAACTCGACCTTGAATGTCTGAATTTAGATATTTTAATTCAAATATAGATGGATCTAGAGATGGGTATATTACGTTGTTTAAAGTTCCTGCTTGAATATCGTAAGAATATTTTGAATAACCATTTGATTCTCCGTACTTGTTTACAATTTCTACTTTTTTAACAGTTTGAACTCCTTCAACTTGATCTAGGACCCCGTATACTTCTGTTAAAATAATAGGTTGATTTATTTGCCAACGTTCTATATTAAAATATTCTTGTAAAGTAACTAAACATCTGGCTACTACATCTTGACTATTAAAATTAGGTCTAATTACTACGTCAAAATTGCAACCTATGTTTATAACAAAAGCAGGTTTTAATTTTATAGAATCCGTCATCATTCTATATTCTGACATGTAGCCTTGAATATTTTTTAATAACGAAGGAGTCGGTACACTTAAGTATCCAGATGCATCCAGACTTAATACATACAAACTAATAGCTAATGGATCTCTTAAGCCAGAGTTATTTTGTAGATAATCTCTATATACAGAATCGTCTTTTGTTACATAGGCTTTAGAAACTTTACCAAACTGAGCTGGCATACATAAAGTTCTTGCCAAGTAATCTTCCTGAGTTACCGCTCTTAATTGACTTGGAAATTGTAATTGCGTATTGAATCTTAATTCTTCAACAGAATCTCCGTCTCCACCACCAGAAGCTGGGCTTTCATTATTAGTAACTAAGGTATAAGCAAAGCTAGTATTTCCAGAAATTGTTTTTGCTACCGGTCTGGTTAATTCTCCCTGTAAAACGTTACTGTTAGCTCCGCCTCCAACCAAGTAGGTGAAAGTAATCGTAGTACTTTTTGGAGATAGTCCGTAAGTTTGAGTGGTAACAAAGTTAGTTGGATCGAAAGAACTAGATAGTAAACTTAATCCTCCATTTGTATTACCAACACTCACTTGATTTGGGTTAGGAAGTATTGCGCTATCGGCAACAGAGTTAATTCCAGGTCCAAACTCTATTTGTAGTATAGCATTACTTTGAAATCTTGAAGTAAATCTTCTTGGAACTTGTAATTTTTGAATCATGTAAGGAACCTGATTCACGTCGTTGATTGTAGTGTTTGCTACTGGATTCAAAATATAATCTTGCGCCAAGTAAGGCACTTCGTACCAAGTATTTCCATTAGAATCAACTGCATTTAAAATAGTAATTATGTTAGAATCTTGTAAATTAATTGTAGCAAATCTTTCAGCATTACCAAAACTAAACTGCTGAGTCTTAATTTGCCCTGATATTGCTTGAGTATTTTTAGTTAACAAGAAACTAGTTGGATTATTTGAGGCATCCAACGTATATGCAGTAACATCTGTTGGGTCCAAAGAAGACGAAGTTCTAAAATCTATTTTATCGGAACAATAAAAAGTGTTAGAACTATTTATATTAGAAGCTACTTGCATGCCTTGATCTACACAAAATGCGTAAGAAAAATCTGGAACATAGTTTCCTGCAGATAATTTAGAAGGAACTTGTTGGTAAACTTTAAGGTCAACTATTGAAGCGCTTGTTACTTTTGGACGATAACCCAACATGTAAGCGAGACTATATAAGTTGTTCTTTTGTTTTGCGTATTGTAAAAAAGTCTCTTGTAATTGATTGTCCAAATAGAAAGATAGAACGTCTCCTACGTATGCAGCCATTTCAATAAACATTGAACCGGGGCTGGCTTGGTTAAAGTCTTTATAGTTGTTAGGATAATAAGACTTAGCGTACTCTATCAAGTCGGCTTTGAAAGAACCAAAACTCTTATTAAGGTATTTAATATCTATATTGTTATTCTGCATAATTAAGCGTTTTGTATTTCTAATACTACACCGTCTGTTTCTTTAGAGCTTTTTAATGTATAACTAAATTTTATTCTTATAGAACTAGTATTAGGATCTCCATTAACATTTAGATCAGATATAGAAACGTTAGGAAAATTGTTCTCTATCTGAGATATTAAAGACTGTTTTATGTCCTCTAAAGAAGATTGAGCTATTTGTTCGAATAACCTCGATCTCAAACCTGCTCCAAAAGTGGGGTTAAAAGGTCTCTCTCTTCTATCGGTCAATAAGAAGTTAATCAAATTATATTTGGTCTGTTCTTTTGTGCTATATACAGAAGCAAATGCTATAGGAGCGGAAAATGGAATTTTTACGCCTATTGCTTGAGATGGCCTCAAATCGTCTTGTGATATTTGTCTTAAGTTGTATGCCATTAGATAGCGCCTTTAGCTTTTAATTTGCTCATTAAATCAGAAAAGTCAGGAACTTCGTTTATTTGTACCATGCTTATATCCGAGCTAGGTCTTGCTGTTGCCAACATACCGTTAACGTCTCCTACGGCCACTTGCTTTGGTTGAAAGAAACTGGTTGGATCTATGCCTATTGAATCGGGACCAATGTCCGAAGTGTTAAAAGACATATCGTCCATATCACCCATTGCCATGGCAGTCTCGTTTAACATATTTGCCAAAGGATTGCCTGCGAAGTTGGGCTTAGGGCGCACTGGTTGTGTATTCAGTGTGCCTGGTAAGGTTGGTTTTGCCTTCTTAGATTCTTTTATAACCTCTTTAGTAGCGCTTGAGGATTGAATCTCCTTTAAAATGGTAGGCATTTCTTGGCGGATTGCGTTTGCAACCTCTTCCCTTATTAATTTTCTTAGTAAATCTACTTGCGATACTTTTGCCATATCCTATAAATATTGGTTTATGATACTTTCTTTTTAATTAACGTACTATGCCAGAACTATATTTTTGCCCTGGGTCAGTACTCTTTAAATCTGTTTTTAAATTTTCCATTGAAGCAGCCATTAACTTTCTCATTCTTTTCCTTAGCTTTTTACCTCCTGGAAGGTTATTTGCGAAGGCATTAAGGCCCAATCCATTCTCTTCATTTTCGTTATCAGGATCGTCCAATCCACTATTAAGGATTGAAGTAACGTCTAAATCGTCTATGGTTATGTCTGGATCTCCTAGATTTGCAGATGCCTCAATTAAGATAACTAGATCAGAAGGATTCATTCCGGTGACAGACTTATTGGTATATCCTCCAGCGCTCAATAACAACTTAACTTCATTTATTATAATGGTATCTTCAGAAGCATAAGTAGGAGTAGACTGAACTACCTTTGTCTTGTTTTTATCCAAAGCAATACCGAATCTTCTTTTTATAGTCAATGCTTGATCAGTTGTTTCTTCTGTCAATATTTCTATAGTGTAGTCACCATAAGTCTTGCTCTTATTATTCTCAGCGCTATAAAAATCGTCCATATATTTTTGAAGTGCGTCTGCTCCTTCTTTCAATTCCTGAATTGTGTTATTCAAATCTGCTTTTAGATCCTCATCACAGCTGTCGCAGCTATTCAAATTTCTCGCTATCAACTCTAATTTAGGAATTATTATAACTACGTTATTTAGTATGTAAGCACAAACGCTTCTAATTAAAGTAAGAATTTCGTTTATCTGCGCCACTCTTTTTAAGAAGTATACCAAACCTGAATTCATTATCACATCCTCGTATGTTGCGGATATGGCAGTTTGAATACCAACGGTATTGAATACTTGAGGTACTGGAATGCCAAAGAAAAAAGCTCTTAATTTATAGAATATCTTTATCAATAGCAATGATACTCTAATTACCAATTGTAACAAAGAGATGTATTTGATTATAGTTGCTATAATCTTAACTATAGATTTTACTGTTTTTATTATAGAATTTATAAAAGGAACAGCTTTTTTGGGGTCTAATATTTTATCGAAGTCTCTTAGTGCTTCACTAATTTTTCCTTTAGTTAGCGTATCTATTTGTTGTAACACTGATTTAGGATCGTTGTAAGCCTGAATAACTATACACACCGATCTAATTTTATTAATAGTATCTATAGTAGCGGTAAAATCAACATCAGTAAAAGTTCTTAAATCTAGTTTTTTATTTAAAGAACCTATTGCGTTAGTTATAAAATTGCTAGTTATAATGGCTTGAGGAAAAGCTTGAGAGAATTCTGGATCTACCAATGAAGCAGAAGAATTTGCATCGTTTAGATCTTCTAATATCGAAGTAACTTGCGCTATAAGATTTTTTAATTCCCTTTGAGTTTGAGGATTATTAGATATGAAACTAGATACAGTCGTAGCTCCTGCATAAAGAGCCATAAATTTATCTATGTATGTTTGTATTTCGTAGGCTAAATTTTGTATTTGAAATTTCTTCTTTTCCAAAGATCCAGCAGTTGGTGGTGGAGCTTTTTTAGGATCAAATTTTTGTAAGTTATCAGGTATTTGATTTGCAGAAAAACTAAATATAGCACAGAAATCTATGCTAGCTATTAAGTTTAAGATCTTAACCAATCCCATATCCAATGGATTTGGAAATACCGCATTGGGATTTGATGGTTTCCCGTAAAATATTTTAGAAACTCCCTTTTTTACGCTGATAATTGCTTTTGAAATAATACCAGTTATTCTTTCCAAACCAGTAGAAAGATCCTCGTCTGGAATTAGCTGTCTTAAATTATTAGTGTCTAACAGTTGTGCATTTAAATCTCCAGCTTCTCTAGACCCAGATAAACGAATGTCCCTTTCACCTGCTTGTCTTTTTAGATTAGCTTGCGAAGTTTTAGTATCCGCTCTATTTTGAGAAGCTGTTTTAGAAGCAGCCGCAGAATTTATTTCTTGCTGCCTTCTTAATCTATCATCTAAGTTTGGAGTATTCGCCATCTATCTTGTGAATGTATTTTGAGAAAGCACAGTTTGTAAAGAATTTTCCAATTGAGTAGCAGCGGCTTGTAGTTCTAAACCTTGATTTTTTATTACAGTTATAGATCTGGCTATATTTTCCTTGTTCTCTCCTACTCTTCCTAAATTTCTACCAATTTCTTGTAGAGCCGCTGAAAATAAAGTTAATTGAAGAACTAAACTATTTCCCAAAACTAAACTTTCTCCCAATGCTTGAGCTTCGTGACCTAATTCAATTATATCGGAATCCAATATAATTTTTTCTTTTGCATCTAGATTGATAGTTTCTGTAGAGCATAAAGACACGGCTCTTTTTCCAGCAAGAATTATGGCATCTTTTTTAGAGTGTAATAAGATTCTATCTGAAGATAAAATTACTTGCGGACCAGTAAATGGAAATTCTAATTTATCTATCATGTTAGCCTATTGAATTTTTATCTTGAGTATTTGCGTCTACCTCTTCGTTAGATATTATAGGAGGATTAGACATTCTTACATTGTCTGTTCTCTCTTGAGCTTGAGTATTAATTCCACGGAAAGATCTAAAGTCAAAATTATTCAAATCTTCTATTACTATTTGTTGATCTTTTGTCAAATATATAGAAGACATGTCCTTATTTATATTTTCTAATGTGGGAGCAAACGCGTCTTTTGTATTTTCAGGAGCGCCTTGACCATTGATTATCATGGTTATCGGACTTCCTTGAGCGCCTTTACCAGACCAGTAGTTAGATGTTTTTATTTTTGGAGATGTACTTCCAAATCTTACAGACTGACCAAACCTTGATTCTAATATGATATCTCCTTCGAAAGGTTTTAATTTTCTAACCTTATTCGTCTCTTTAAAATATTCTCCCAAAAATAATTCTAGATTAGTATCGCCTTGTCCAGATATATCAGGATGAGAAGCATAGTAATCCAAAAGAAACCGTTGGTACTCTAACATATTAGGAAAAGCACTGTGATTGGGATTAAATTTCCAAAGGTTATAAGGAGGTAAATAGAAGAGTTGTTTAGATTGAAAATCATCGTTTAAACTTTCGCTAGGTCCTGGAAATATTATTACTATTTCGTTTACCAATGGATACTGATTAATAAAACTAAAGAAGGGATACGCATAGTCACTAATATTTTTATTCTTGCTTGTAGTCAAACTAGAGTATAAAACTTCGTAACTTATTTTACCAATATCTCCAAAACTTTTAAAGTCTGGATTTGGATTTTTAGTGCCTTCTATTATGTCAGACAATACAATACTTTTAACTCTTCCTATAACATAGAAAAAGCCAGATGACGCAGCGTTTGATCCTTGCGATCTTCCAGTTTTGTAATTTTCTGCCATTATGCTTTTGGTAATTGTTTAGCTCCGTTTCCTATTGATGTAACCTCACTCATTAATTGTTCGATATCCTTCTCAGATAAAAGACCTCCATCTTCAACCGATTTGTCTTTGGCATCTGCAGACTTTTGGAAAGCACTAAGAATTTTCATTAAAACTTCGTCGTTCTTAAGGCTAGAATCCAATAAACCCTTGATCATGGGTACCAAAACGATAGCATCGCCAGGTCCTTCAATCATATCTGCCAAACGTAATATCTCTGATTTTATCGTTGAGTCCTGAGACTTGTGCTTGTTGTATACCTCTTCCACCAATTGCGCCAAAGTCTTGCCTGGGAAGATTTCTTTTTCAAGTTCCATACCTAATTTTTAAATAAATATTACTGGTCAACGTTTTCAATATGGTGATCCAGCACTTCCTTGTATACTACTTTTAGCTTTTTGATCACCTTTGTAATGGTATTTGACTGACAGTCCGTGATCTCTTTTATGTATATGAATAGAGCTTTCTTATTGAA